TCGCCGTCGCCTCCGGCTCCGGCGCTATCTCCGTCGGAGCTTCCGGGTTCGCCGTCGCCTCCGGCTCCGGCGCTATCTCCGTCGGAGCTTCCGACCACTCCATCGCCGGAGGCGATTCCGTAGTCTCTGGCTCCTCCGTCGTATCGAGGACAGAATCCTGCGCAACATCTGCCTCGGAGGGCGCCGTTGGGGGGCGGTTACCCCCCCTCCTGGACTTCGCCGAACTCGAACGCATAACTTCTCTCGTCGTAGACAATCTGAACCAAATAATCGATATTAATTATTATCCCACCACGAAAACACGGACGAGCAATCTTCGCCACCGACCCATCGGAATCGGGGTCCAAGGACTAGCCGATGTGTTTATGATGATGAATATTCCGTTCCATAGCGAAGAAGCCCGTGTCTTGAATCGAGAGATTTTTGAAACGATTTATTATGCCGCAGTTAACGCATCGATGACTCTCGCAGCACGTCACGGCCCGTACGAGACATTCCCCGGTTCGCCCGCGTCACAAGGTATACTTCAGTTTGATATGTGGGGTGTCGATCCTACCGCGGATACTTACCCCGCACCTAAATACCGCACCTGGAAATACGACTGGGCAGCCCTGAAATCCAAAGTCCAGAAATACGGACTGCGGAATTCGCTGCTCTTGGCACCGATGCCTACCGCGAGCACCTCCCAAATCCTCGGTAATAATGAATGTTTTGAACCGATTACGAGTAATATTTATACACGTCGCACCCTTGCGGGGGAGTTCATTATGGTAAACCGGTATCTCATCAGTGACCTTATCGCGCTTGGAATATGGAATGAACGTGTGAAGACGAATATTATTGCGAATCAGGGTAGCGTCCAGTATATTGACGGATTGCCCGATGCGTTGAAACTTAAATATAAGACTGTTTGGGAGATGCCAATGCGGCATATTATTGATATGGCAGCTGATCGCGGGGCGTTTATTTGCCAGAGCCAAAGTATGAACTTATGGGTAGAAGAACCGAATTACAATATTCTCACATCGATGCTCTTTTATGCGTGGAATAAGGGGTTGAAAACGGGGGTGTATTATTTGAGAAGGAAAGCGAAACATCAGGCGCAACAGTTTACGGTGGAGCCGGAGAAAGGGGGGGTGGGGGCGGGAGCGGGATCGATGGCGGATGAGGAGGATATAGGCGGGTGTGAATTCTGTTCCGCGTGATGCTTGGTCATGATAAGAAATAAATTGAAAACATTTTATTATAAATACAACGAACCAGCAACGAATGATGTTTCGTATTTCTCCGTCAAAAAAAGAAGACAACGCGTCGACCGCCACAACTGTGGCGATGGCGTCATCGGTTCCGATTGACCCGGTTACAAAATGGACAATGAATCATAACTTCGCATTCCCCTCGGCGCTTACAAAGCAAGACGTTGACCACAATACACATACACGGTTCAAACAAATATGCGACCTCTCCAAAGTCGGTTATCCTGTATATCATCTGATTTCACAATATAATCCGTGGTTAGATTGTGAAATGACGCGTGAAAAACGCGCGTTTTTGTCTCCAAACGTCGGAGAGTTTTGCTGTCTGCTGAATTCGGGAACTTCATCCACAGTAGACAAAGGTGCCTTCTTCCGGAATGAAACGGTTATCGATATCGCGAATTTATACTTGTGGCCTCTTCTTCATTCCCGCGCGGGTGAAGTCGTCGCGTGTCGTTCATTTGCGGATTGGCGTCGACTCTTCTCACGGACAATCACACTGGCGTTCCCTGATTACGAATACTGGTCGTCGCAAACCTCGGACCCATTTATATCGGTATTCGATCGACGTCGAACCGCGCGGATATTGAAATATATAACGCCTGCGCGAGTTCTTTATCTCCTGACTACCCGGGCGGGGTTTTGGCCGTATCATGCGCCACCACCATCACGCTACAACTCGCATTCATCCACGCGTCTGTTGTTTGGAATATGTTCGGTCAAATCAAAAATAAAAGAATATACCGACAAAACAGAAATTGAATGGTTGGTCAGTGCGGAGTTTCTCCGTAAAATGAAGCGGGTTCATCTGTCTTTTACGACAGCGCATAGTGAAAATGATGTAACGTTAAATGATTCGGATTCTGATTCGGGATAATGTAATACTAATTTGTCTAGTGTCGTCGATAACGACGACTGTGATGACCACCGCGACCACCGCGACGACGCGTAACACGACGAACGTATTTTTTCATCGTTCTTCTAGGACGGTTGGTATGTAGTCTTCGTTTTCTAGAAGCACCGCCTAAACCTCCTTCTCCTCCTTCGGCACCTTTTCTTTCTGCTGCTGCTGCTGCTGCAGCTGCTCGTCTTGATTCTTTTGCTTCTTTTGCTTCTTTTGCGGCATCTTTTGCTTTTGCTCGTACCTCATCTCTCTCTTCTGTATTAAAACTTCCTGTCTCACTATCCCATTTCATTCCATAAACACCATCACCATCAGGGTTCAGAAGTGACCCGGTTGGATCTCCACCCGGGTAAGTGCCGTCCGGAGCCGCCGGACTAAAGGTTTGATCACGCAGTCTATCGCATAATAAAGTGACATCACTGTCGCTAGATTGTTTACCGGGGATCCATGTATTTTCTAAAAGAATATACTGATACCCTTTCTCTCGTGATTTTTGTTCCCAATCAAATATCGCACCTTTACTCTGAAAGTCGTAATTATTATCTTCCACGAGAGATTCTGACATATAGCGATGTTGTTTACTATTGCGATCTTTAGCACGAGCCTTACAATCAGCAACTGTAGAATGTATTCCAACAATCACAACTTGATATCCCTGAGCTTTTCCTATATATTGATCTATCAATTTGAGCATTGACATACCAGTTACATTAAGAACTATATTTAAGCGGCGTTTTTGAGCTTCGGCAAAAATATAATCCATCGTCATTGTCAGCAGGCGTTCATACTGTGGACCTATAGGTATTTTCATTGCTCTTGACGTACACGCCCAACCCGGCGCGATAGGTCGCTGATTTACTCGTGTTAAATCGCTAAGTGGTATAAATTGTTCATATCTAGCAAATGCTCGTTTTGCTTCTAATTTCGCGTGTTGACTTTCGTCTTGGGTTGGTTCTCTGTATTTTTTGTCGGGAAGCATTGCCACCGCTTCAGCAAACCCAAGCCAACCCTCTTCAGTCTTAGGTGGCATATAACCGAGCATTTCGGTAATACATTCATAAAAAATGTCATCCGGATCTGCGTTTAATATACTGTTTTTGCTTGGTATACCTAATCTGCGATAAACGGTTTCAAGAACACTTCCTTTACCTGAACAAGGAGGCGCGACAGTCACAATAAGCATAGGGCCTGCCCCATCAGGCATCGGTTGCGGACGTTCCGGCACACCGCGTAAATCTATTGCCCTCCTTAACAAATCCATATTCTCCCAAAGTTTTCCAGTTTTAGCGGGTGAACTGACCCAGTCGTCATCCCTAATTGTTCGTCCTCTTTCTAATTCGGTTTTAGTCCAATCAATAGGAGTTAAACCAAGACAATCTTCCTCTAGCGATAGTGATGGTGGAGGGTCCCATTTTGCGCCTGTAGTCTCGACAAATGATTGCGATAATGATGGGCCCGGGGGGGGACTCAATCCAGTCTTTCCCCTTTTAGACTGTGTAACAACAGGCACACCGCCGGCAGCACTCCCAAGTTGTAATCTGTCGGATCTTCGTGGTGGAGATTCACCTGCTGACATAATATATATATACCCCCACATAAAAAATAACAACAATTATTACCGTTCATTTATTATGTTCTCATTACTCCGTCGCCGTCATTTTCACGTAACACTTCAAGCACAATTCAACATCAACTTTCGCATTGTGAAGTCCCTCCGGGGCGGGTGCGTCGGCCCCGAAAAGCGCGTAGTAAAGTTCTACGAGTTTCGGGAATTTGAACGAAGTCGACCCATCATCCCAGACTTTCACCAACTTACAAATGGGCGTCCCCTGTCTCATTGTACAATATTCTGAGGGGGGGAAAATCGTGTTAAACATTCGTGCGCGGTAAAGCTCCACCATAATCATATTTTTGTCGAATTCAATATTGTGAGCGACCATTTTGCCGCATCGGTTGGCGGCGCGCTTGAAATCAAACAGTGCGACATCAATCGAGACCCCCTTCGCACGTGACAATTCGCTTGTGATGCCGTGGATGGCCGTTGATTCCGCGGAAATTGGAATATGTGTTCCGAGAGATATAATATAGTCTTGATCTTCTTCGACCATCTTGGTCTCATCGTTGTAAATCACCCAACTCAATTGGACGATATGGGGCCATTTGTCGGTTTGATTCGTCGGGGTATTTCGGGGAGGGAGGCCTGTTGTCTCGGTATCGAAGATCAGGATGCGCATAACTGTCAATATAAAGAAACACTGCGATTGCTTTATATGGGAATTTAATATCAATTTTATCTAGTCTCGCGTCGCCGCTCCTTTCACGTCACTCGCTGCGCTCGTTCCGTTCCACTCGCTTTGCTCCGCTCGGGTGCTCGCGTCTCGCGTCGCCGCTCGGGGTTTTCGCTTGTTTTGTGGTGGCTGGGCACCATCTACCCACACAACGAATTGCCGAACGCAACTACCGCCAAGATTCCCAGTACAAGACCCGCGTGATAATTATACTGCATCGTGCGATATACCTTCAACCACGCCGCCGTTTCTTCGCCCGACTTCAGATGAAGCACCATCCAATCGCTTTTCGGCGAAAGAATGTAATAAAAATAATTCACGCTAAATGTGACGGCCGCGACCATACACAAGAGACCACCACGTGACCCTGATGGGCCAAGGAAATACTTCCGGCAGCACATCAGCAATATCATCGACAGGATAAAACCTAGAAACAGTCCCATAAAATAAATCCCGCGGCGTTCTTCAGCTATTGCGATATACCGGCGTTGATTTTCGGGTGATAGTTTCGAGACAAATTCCTGGATGACCCCCCCGGACCGGTGAGCGAACCCACAGCAGTACACATTCGCAACAATGAAAATGAATGCGATAGCACAAGATAAAGCACAGACCATTGTGATGGTGATGATGATTCGTATTTTATAATAAACGCACATAAAAATAAAATTGAATTATTTTTTAGGACTTGTTAATATGTATGATTAGTATTCCATAGAGCAATATGTCCGCTTCCGCCACCGCCTCGCGTTTCATCAAACCTACCGCCGCTGCTGCCGCTTCCGCCTCGAATTTAACTTCAGAGTTCGTGCTTGGAATGCTTTCGAATATCCAAGTCAATCTCACCGAGTATCAAGCCAAAGTGCTTGAAATGGAAGAAGAACTCCGGACGCTGAAAATCGAAAATAATTTATTGCGAAACCACGTTCGGGAATTGACGACGACGGCGAAGACCTCGCCGACCACGCCGAAGTAATAAAATTGAAATACATATTGCGTATATTATGGACTACATACACCACCCGACAACAATGTCAACCAGTGTCCAGGATGACTTTTTACAATCCAAAGCCAAGGTCGCCGAACTGGAGGCGGAAATAGCCACACTGAAGGCTGAGAACGCACGCCTGAAAAAATACGAATTACAGATTCTTGAACAAAAATATGGGCGAATAAGCGCGGGAATTCCAAGTGGATTTATGGGGTATGGTGGGAGCGAATGGAGTTCAAATGCGTCGAGTGGGTGCTAATCTGTTGCTGTCGCACAGGATGGCCCTTTGCTACTCAAAGGTCTTATCCGGCGATTACATCGCAGATGGCCGTTCGCATTCATTCGAACGTCCGACAAATCCCATACGATCTTCTGTGCCACTGTGTAATCCCGTGCTCCCGGATCCCGTCCATATGTTTTTTTGCGCCATACCCCTTATTACCACGTAGTGAATACAGTTCATCCAGTACCGGATATTCATCACACAGTTTTTCGATATAGTAATCACGCTCAACCTTGGCGAGAATCGACCCAGCCGCAATACACGCATACGTATTATCACCGCCTTCAACACATATATGCCGGTAATTATCGATTTCGCTGGTCTGTTGATTGAAATTCCCCATCGGGATGAAATCGTTGCCGTCAATAAGGAGGAGGTAGTCCGATGTCGCCATCGGTGATGAGCCACAAGTATCTCTGTGTTTTTTTACCACCGCGTTTATTGAATTACGCATACATTGAAGAGTCGCACGCCGGATATTCAGTGTGTCGATCACTGCGGGTTCTTCATAAGCGACGGCCCACGCGACGGCGTGTTCCTTGATATAGTCAGATACTTCGCGGATTTTCTTCTCGGACGTGAACTTTTTACTGTCTTTTAGAAGGGAGAAGTCAAATGACCCCCCTGCGGCCGCCGGAGGCAGTATGACCGCGCCTGTATAAACGCGTCCAAATAATGGTCCACGACCTGCTTCATCTACGCCTATTTCATATTTGTGCGTCGGTGACGCATCATCACCAACGGTGCCTTGATTATACGACGTCGAGAGAATCCTCAATTCGCGTGGTTGCCTGGGTTTCTTGGAAAGAATAACGCCTTCGGTTTCCATTGTTTCGTGGGTGTCGTTGTCGTATTACACGATACTACGATTTTCATTCAATTATTTCTTGTAAAACTTTTTATAGGTATATAATATCAGATACAAATAATCGCGAATGCAACTTACGAAAGTCCATCTTTTACTCATTTTATTACTTGCGTTAATCCTGGCTTCGAGTTTAGGCAACTATGTTCGCGATGGATTTACATCATCGGACATTCCCGACCCGTTGAAGCCAATTGCCACGAAAGACCTCGCGTCCAATACAAAACTCCCGCCAACTCCAAAATATGATCCTACCATAAACGCTGGTATCAGCGCGTCATCACTTGGCGCTCCTGTCTCTGCTTTATCACCTAGCACATTTCCGATGAATATACCCGCAGGCATTCCGGGGATGAATAGTGTCAGTGGAAATGATCAAGCGGGTAATGGCGGTTCGGTGGGTGGTGCCAATGGTCACCAATGTCCACCTTGTCCCGCTTGCGCCAGATGTCCCGAACCAGCATTTGAGTGTAAGAAGGTTCCCAATTATTCTAGGTCAGAGGACATCAATGCGCCGAGACCAGTGATGGCGGATTTTAGTCAGTTTGGAATGTAATCAAATCAACATACATATATAACATAACATAACATAACATAATCAATAGAATAAAATAGAATCCAATAAAAAGTGTTAGTTTTTATTGGTTTTATAGCACAGGCGAGCGAGCGGAGCGATGCGAGCAATGCGATGCGAGCAACACAGGCGAGCGAGCGGAGCGATGCGAGCAATGCGATGCGATGCGATGCGATATTCATCCCTGAGCTGGGTAGTAATCGTCATTGTTGATGATGTTGTATTCTTCCGCAGCGGCAGCGGCACCAGCGGCAGCGTAATTCTCTCGGTAGATCGCGGCAAAGTCATTCACGGGAGGTGGTACGGGAATCGCGACGGGGACAGCGACGGGTGCCGCGGCGAAGGGAACAACGCCGGGGATGTACGGGTCGACGCCATTGTGTAACACCTGATTGACAACATTGACACACTGGTGTCTTAGACGCCAAGCGTCATTCGGATCCACCAAATCTCCTTCGTTGACAAATCGCATCGGGTTGAATCCATCAAGGAAGTACGTGTAGAGCAAATTCATCATCTGGGTTTCGTCGGCCAGGTACGCGAGGATTTGATACTCGGTAAATTGTTGGACAATTGCGCGTAGTCCATCTTCTTCCGCGACTTCTGTGTTGAAGATGCGATTGATGGCCTCTTGCGTGTTGCTTCCTTCGCCGTACTCGACTTCGATGATGTGTCCGGTCTCGAATTGACGATGAGGAGTGACGGACACGAGGAAGACTGCGCGGTGTGTTCCTGGACGCTCGGGGTTCGCATTTTCTTCCAACAAAAGCGAAACCTCCAATTCACCGGCGTATGGGACTGTGCGAGTTTCATCTGTGGCGAACTCCATACACCTCTGAACGTAGGGTCGCATCGGTTCGTTTGGACCGAACAAAGCAACCCAATCTTCTGGGTCGAACATCTGGATACTGCGGCAGTCGAGAAGTCGGTTTCCAGTACGATATCCGTCGGTATTGTTGATCATCGCAAGTCGAGTACGGAACATCTCGCGGATATTCTCGTTGGTGTGGTGATCGGCGGCACGTGCGTCCAAGGCGTCCATCTGGGCCATAACGCGGGCGTGGAAAGATTGTTCATCCTGGTTCTGGTTCCGGTTCTGGTTCATTGTATCGTTCGTAAAGTGTGTCTGGTGGGAAACGCTGTTATATGCTGTTTCAGAGAAAAAGCATTTCAATTTTTTGTAGAATCCAAAAAATCGTGAGAATCATCCAATTTTTTTGATTTACAAAAAAATCGTGCGTAGCGTGCGTAGCGTGCGTAGCATCCAATTTTTTTCATTTTCATTCATTCATATTTATTTATTTTCGTTTACGAGTACAGAGGACCCATCCATCCGCGATCTCTGCGGCCGCTTCTGCTGCGACCGCTGCGGCCTGACGTTGAGCATATGCCCGAGCAGCCGATGTAATCACCGGCACCATTTCCATCGACCGACCCTCACGAATATTTTCCACAGTATCCTGAATCGGGAAATATTCGCGAACATTCCGCTCCTCTCGACAAGAACGTATAATACCGTTATCAGCGTTCACCGCATCCGCAGTCCGATGTATGTGCTCGCGATGTTTGACACGTAACGCACCAAACAGAGGATGGCGTGACGGAATATGGTTGACGCAACTTTTCATCGATGTCGTCAAGTATTTCATTCCGTGTTTTGGTGCCATTTCGGGGGTCACCATCCCAGGTTCGATTGCGGCAAATGACAGAAACGCCGTCGTGAGCCCGTCATTGGATAGACGCACCAATGTTTGCCTGGCTGTTTTCACAAATTTGGCGTAGTTTTGAGAGGTGTTATCGAACAAGTGAGCCACGTCGTAACTGTATAAGTGTGGAACCATCGCGCAGATAGAGACCACATCGGTAACTACGACGAAGCTTTTTGTATTGTAGTTATAATCGTCGTAGTTGTCGCGGCTTTCTTCGAAATTGTTCTTTATCTTCATCATCATACTACAGTAGTGCCAATACGCACGCATCAATCGCACGAATTCAGGGTCGGTGCGAATCGATTCAAGATCGACGAACCCGTGCTTGTATTGCCTCACAGCGTCAAGCAGACGGTCGATTTGGGACGCATAAGTTTCCACGAGTTCGGTTTTAGCAGCTGCGACATTTTTGGGCGATACATCTCCGAGTGTCATATTTGCCATTGTGCTGAATCCGCAATGACCAACAACATTAGTTAGAGAATTACCGATGACTTCAAACGCGGCAATAAGAGACGGTAGCCCGCGGTAATACCGATTCCCAATCAAGATTTCGCACGCAAGTGTCGAATGAATGTATTTCGCGGTCAATTCTGCGTGTTTTTTCGTGTGTTTGATGGTATGTGGGCCGGCACTGCGTACACCCATCCATCGGGCGACAACAAGACCCGCCAGTCCCGACATCGACACAAGGTTGTGTTTTTGATACGAGGATATAGTGGTGAAGTGGGTCGCACGGCGGGTATCGTGGGCTCGGGCGGTCGCAGCGGCGGTGGCGGCGGCGGCGACATCAGTAGTGTGTCGAAAACGATACACGCTACCTACTCCTCCGGCGGCTTCGACGACATCGCGGATGATAATCTCGTACGATGAACCGAGCGACGCACAAACGAGTGCGTGGTGGCGTGGGAATGATTTGTTGATTTGTGTATGAGGAGTTTGTTTGGGGTTGGTTGATGACATATTTTCGTGGAGGTAGAAATCTTCGATAGCGGTGGCGGCGGCGGCGGCGGCGGCGGAAGATGACCGAATATTCCAAATGTGAAACATATCATTACCTAGTGGGTGAGAGTATTCCGTCATAGGAGCGGGAGCGGGAGCGGGAGCGGCGCGAGCGGGAGTTGATTTCATCGTAATTCTGGTAGAGACGCGGGAGCACTACCATTTGGATGAGATCAATAAAAAGATTTCAATTTTTTCAAGTGAAAAAATCGTGCGGGAGCATCCAATTTTTCTGGGAGGAAAAATCGTGCGGGAGCATCCAATTTTTCTGGAGGAAAAATCTACTTGCGGCCCTTACGTGAAGATCGACGGTGTCGTGAAGAACGACGTTGCTTGGTCTTTTTGGCGGCTTTGGATGACTTACGACCCTTACTGTGACGACGGGTGCGTTTGGTGTTTTTGCGGGATTTGCTTCCGCTTTTTTTGGATGATAAATTACCACCGCCTTGTTTGGCGGCGCCCATTTCATCACCAGCAGCATCAGCAGCAGCAGCATCAGCAGCAGCAGCACCACCACCACCACCGTCGTCATCGTCATCACTACTATTACCTCCTGGACCCATATCCGGACGTTTTTGCCCCCTTGTCGAATACCCGTCATCACCAGCCGCACCCATAGCATCACCAGCCGCACCAGCCGCACCCATAGCAGGAGCAGGAGGAAGAGGAGGTTTAACGTGAATTGTTAGGGGGGAGTGGTGTAATGATAGTTCCGTACCACCACCACCATCACCAAGAGGAGGAGGAGGTTTAACAACGTGTATTGTTGTTTTGTGTTTTTTAGTCATACCACCAGCAGCAAGAGCAGGATCAGCAAGAGCAAGAGCAGCAGCAGCAGGAGCAGCAAGAGCACCCCCACCACCACCACCAGCAGGATGCCTAATGACGATGGGTGTACCAGTTAGAAAATCATCTGGTTGTTCTGAAGCCTCTGGTTGTTTCTCCATATAAACATCTTGTTGTTGTCTAACCATTGTTGCTAGTACTTGAGCCAAGTTTCCAACATATTTATCTCCCATTGTAGATGCTGCTGCAAAAGAATTACCTCCAAAGGGAGCTGGTAATGCGAGTTCAACACGTTCATCACATACCATAAATCCTAATTGAAAAAACAATTCAAAAAGTGTTTTAAGTGAATCCTTCGAAAATGTACCAATACGGCCAATGGTCGAATATAAATCACGGCAAGCAGCACCCCAATCATCACCTTCATCCCTATAAATCCCAGTCGAAAGAACCTTTTGTTTATCTACTACATCTATACACATATTACGTTTGAATATTTCAAAACATTTATCTAGAGCGGCTTCTGACTCGGGTCTTTCTTTTTTTAATAAATCAATATGTTGAACTAACAAAAAGAGAGGATGTTCTAATTTTGAATAATCTATCGCTTTAAGTGGTGCCGCCTTCTCAGGAACAACCCCCCCCAAAAATGTTTGCCACGTATCGCATATACATTTGATAAAACCTCGAGCACCTACTCCAAACTTTGTTCGTAACCCCGGAGTTCCCGGATCGGGTCGCGGAGTATTACTAGCTAAAGCTTCAAGTGAATCAGATACAGTCACTTTTTGACCATACACTGCACCGATAACACCTTCTGTTACGCCATCATTTAATCCTGGATAATTTTCTTGGCAAAAAACATGAAATTGTTGCTCGGTCATCGTGTATTTGCCCATAAGACATTTTTTTAATTTTTGAATAAAATTATAAAGGTTTAAATCATATTTTTCTTTGGTAAAGGGTCCTTTCAAATCTAAGAATAAAGTAAATAGCGTGTCAGCTAAAATTTCATCAGATTTGTCTGGAAAAGCTAATCTTAATTGAGCCAATATAGTTTCGTCAACCTTTCCCGCAAACCACTCAATACCATCACCTGCCGCCGCCTCCATAGATTGTGCCGGATCTCCAATTAAAAGATGAAATTTTGGACGGGGAATCGCAGCGGGAAGATTATTAAAAAATAACGCTGGATTATGTAAAAAATCAGTAAATGAAGGAGCAGGAGCAGCGGCAGGACCATTACCCACACCTTCTTTATTTTCAATACGACGAATTGATCTCGCGAAAATACCTTTTAATACAAATTTTCTTTGTTCTACACTCATCTTCTCAATAGCGCTATAGATTGATGCGGCTTGCTGTTCACTATAACCATAGTATACCAAAAACGCAATAATCTCCGTTTGACTACATATTTGATAAGCTCGTGAAAACAGTCTTGAAAGATCGCCTACATTTCCAATAAACCCACCTGATATAACATATAAACCACCATTCAAAATATAACGCAAAGTATAATATGCCATTTCTAATTCTATTATGCTACAACCTGCACCAAATAACAATCTAATTACACTGTTGTTAAAAAATGATTTGAACAATAATCTAAAGTAATAATTCGTTACGGATATCATCTCCATCAAGCAGTCAATTAAAAATCGGTCAAAAACGGGGTCATCTCTATCTCTATTTAGTGGGCGTAATAGTCTTTTTACTTTCTCTGCAATCAACCTTATGACTGTTCTTTTAACTGGTTCGCTATATTTATTCGCAATTGTTTGAAAAAAAGTTGGGGTACTGAGGGATTCCCTCAGAGCGCTTAATTCTGTAAATAATTGTTTTCTGGCCTCATCATTTGCTTGATTCAGTGGATTTTCTTCTATAGCCTGATGTAAAAGATTAAGTTGACGAGTTAGCTCTTGTTGAGTGTTTAGGCCGGTTGTACGACAATCGTAAATATCACTAACATCATCAAGAACACCACCAGCAGCAGCAGCAGCATCTCCCCCACCACCAGCACCAGCAACCCTAACAACACGAGCAGCATCTCCACCTCCACCACCAGCGGCACCAGCAGACCCTTTTGGTTTTGGAGGCATCTTTATTTTCTATTCTAAATCAATATACATTCTACTCACATTTTAATTTTATTAACCGTTCACTCAGTCATACTATCTGTCTCACTCCCTACCCCCTTCCGCCACCACATCCCCCCTTTTCTTAATACACTGGTCATCCACGCTAAACGTCGGTACTTTCACATCCTGCGGAACAATCGAAATCACGCATTTCGCCTTCTTCCCATATAATGGTTCAGTACACCCTTTTTCGTGTTGACCCTTCTTCCGCGTCCCCATTTTCCCCCGATAAAACTCCCTAAAATTAAAGACCTTCGGCGCATCCTGGGTACACCGCGATCGAAAATGTTCATATCTCTCACGCACATCGCAGTATGTAAGCCCCGACTTCTTCCCCAGCAGCCGATTCACTGTTTCGTGGAGGTCGTAAACAAAACGCGAAAATGTATCGCGACTCGCCATATGACACATCCGAATCGGCCGGGTTGCTAAATTATTCGTCAAATTCATCCGGCAATATTTACACGGAAGAATATTCCTTAAGTTCAGTATAAATTCCATATATTGCCGTTTTTGGCCATCCGTCGGCGAGACCGGATAGTTAAAACTCATCGTGTGAAGGAAGTGCCACATACTTGGCCCCCACACCGTCGTAAGCATTCCATCCCCGCTATGAAAATCCTTCTTGGTAAATGCTCTCACTTTTTTCGTCCGGCGGTGATTTTTGGGCGACATCGTGTCATTTCCCGATTCTACAAATGTTGGGACTAAACTTTCACTGCGTGTTCGGTTTCGATGTCTGGTGGTGGTGGCGGATGCTGCTTTGCCTCCACTTAATATCTTGGCGCGAATGGAGACCGACTCCGACTCTGCGGGTGTTCGGACAATCCGGTAACGAGACTTTCTTTTACGTATTTTTGACATCTTGTATTTTGGATAATTTATTATTATTATTTTAATTCAAGAAAATATGAAAAATAAACGCACGTAGTATTATTATATAGAAATATTATTATAAAAATTATTACAATAATATTATAATAATATTACAATAATATTACAATAATATTATAATAATATTACAATAATATTACAATAATTATTTTAAATGTCACCGCAAAAATGTTTTATTACATTTGGCGGTCCAGCCATTAATTATCATAACGCGGTTAATAGAATATGTTCAGAAGCCCGCGCCATAAATGTTTTTGATAATAATATTATTGGATATACTGAAAAGGACCTAATCAATGACGATGAATTTTGGAAAAAACACCAAGCATTCATCTCAAGTAATGAAAGAGGATATGGATACTGGTTATGGAAATCGTATCTGACAAAAAAAACATTGAGTGAAATGAATAACGATGATATTTTAGTTTACGCTGATTCCGGGTGCGTGATAAATCCCAATGGTATAAACAAATTATTCGAATATTTCAATACCATAAATAATAGTAAATATGGAATACTCTCTTTTAAAATGCCTCATTTAGAAAAAATATGGTCTAAAATGGATATCTTTGATTATTATGATGTGCGTAAGTCAGAATTTTTAGATTCAGGACAACTTGTTGGTGGTATATTTATTATAAGAAGATGCGAGCATACAATCAATATCGTAAATAAATGGTATGAAGGTTGTTGTAACTATCATTTAATAGACGATTCGCAGAGTAATATTACAAACGATGAATCTTTTATTGAAAATAGACACGATCAGAGTATATTTTCAATTATAAGAAAGAAATATGGAACAGAAATGACAGAGACAGATGAAACATATTTTGGGGCAGATTGGAATACATCTGGGTATGATTTTCCATTTTGGGCTAAAAGATTAAGAGAATGAAATTAATTTATGATGATGATGTATATAAAAGAATATCTTTTCGATTCCATTATGTCCGACAATTCAATCATCAACGACCCAACGAGTTATATCGTACAATATAGTGAGAAAACCAAACATTCGTGTATTCTTTTAGGTGTTTCTTTATTTTTGATAATTCTCTTTTTTATCGGCCCATTCTCTGTGACATCCGGTTCATTTTCATCCGGATTTATGAAACTTCTGGTTATCGGGCTACTCATCGCCACATCCACAATTTTATTTCAAGCAGTTATGCCAGTGATCAATACAAGGGGCATTATTGAAACAGACTTATTCCCCGAACTGAAATTCAATTTCTTTATAACGGTTGGGTTTATTCTTCTTATTGCGGTTTTAGGTATTGTTGTTATCCGATTGTAATTCTTCAAAAGTACGAGTATATCGCAATGGCCTGGTGGTACTCGCGCCACCATTTCCAATACGCATTATTTCGGTGTAATATATCCGGTCGTTTACATATTCATCTCTGCGGATATTTAGTAAAGACCCCGTTTTTTTATCGCGAAAAATCATTGTATTGTATCGTTCCGTATCTATATTATAATAGTACGTTCGTTTCATATCGTTTTCGTTTTCGTTTAAAACCCTATTATTAATCATAACATTATAATATAATATAACAAGAATACAAGAAATATAGTATCATATGGTTGAGTCGTCGTCATCGTCATCGTCATCGTCGTCTTCTGCTTCTAGCGCATTGTCAACTATTGGCGCAACATTAAGCGCAAACTCCAAATATATTATTATTGCGGTTGTTATTTTAGCAGTAATTAGCGGTATCCTTTACTATGTTATCTCTAATAATATGGTTCCAGGACTCAATAAATTCTTCCAGCAGTCGCAGGGAAAGTCAGTTACTGCGGATGGAGAAGACGCGGTCGGTGATAAGAGCGCACAACTCTATTTATTCAAGGTTGACTGGTGTCCTCACTGTAAAAAGGCCAAGCCTGTTTTCGATGATGTTGAGAAGGAACTGAAAGGTCGTCCAATCAACGGATATGTAGTCTCATTTAAGACGGTAGACTGCGAGGCCGAGCCTGATATGGCCGATAAGTTCAAGGTGGAAGGGTATCCCACCATCAAACTTGTCAAGGACGGCGAGGTTATTGAATACGACGCAAAACCTGAAAAGGATAAGATTCTCGAGTTCCTTGAGACTGTGTTACACTAATCAACCAATAACACCAATAACAACAATATATGTATTTTACTGTTGTTATTCTTATTCGTGTCAAGCCTTATAATTATTACGATACGACAAAAACATTTTCGCATACATTATTCCACGTGCCAATAATTCTCGCCGATAATTCTCATCATTTATAATATTTTTCCAATCATACATTGTTTGTTCTTTCGACATACATATTACTTCATTTGGAATCGGCGTCGTTTTTCGGTTTTCAAAAAGGTTTGTTCTGATTTGATTTACAAACACCGTCATAAATTGAATAAACGATGTTTTTTCACTAATATTTGTTGGCTTACATTCCCATATAATCTTGAATCCAAGTATTTCTTTAAGTTCGCATTTTTGGTCACGAATACATTCATTGAGAGGATAATCATTTATTAATGCTCCGTCGACATAAGCACATCCATTACGAATAATAGGTTCAAATATGATCGGATATGTACAACTCATATAACACGCTTCGATAACTGGCAAATTTGGATGCGTCTTATACGATAAATCAATTGTAACGAATTTATTCAATTCCGTCACCATAAAATGATGTTCTATGCCTGTAGCATTATAAAATTCAAGCATCGTCATATTTGTAGGATAATCTTTCCCCTCAAACGCTGGACGAAATGATTCTGTAAATTCTTTCATTCCGTACATTCCTTTATTTGATTGTATTTTCATAAACGTATCGAATTTATATTTCATATCATAAACATAAGAAGATGCCTTTGTTGTAACATTGCGTATGCTTGATGATACAGACTCAACTGTGTCATTTGATGTATACCCGGACGATCCAGGTGTGATTCCAGAACTCGTAGATGCTGATGCTACGCCTGCTGCTGCTGCTGCTGCTGCTGCTGCGCCTGCTGCTGTGGATGCGGATGTGGATGCGCCGGACGATGATGACGAGGATGATGATGACGACGACTGTGAATATATTTTCGACCACGGGCGTTTCATCATAAAATCATCTAATGTATCCCAGTCATATTTTAATGAAACTAAAATAGCCAGAACCGACCCAACGGAACACGAATATATCGTTTTAATTTTATTTATATTCCATTTCTTTTCACGGTGTAAATAACCCAGCGCGCCAAACAATATTCCACCAGCAGGTCCACCTGCCGAAATAACTAGATGTTTTACATTAAGCTCATTATCGTCGTCGTTTATGGCTGGTGCTGCGTCATCCCCGTTTGTGTCATTTGTGGCGTTTGTGGCTGGTGCTGCGCCGTCCTCATTTGTGTCATTTGTGGCTGGTGCTGCGCCATCATCGTTATTCAAATCTGACATACAACCTTTTTACATATCTACACGTAACGTTTTAAATATTATTTGAACGAAATTGTGCGTTAGTATTCTATCTGTTATTTTCTATTGTGATTACATAATGGACGACTTATTCAAATTCTCCGGCGATAATATCGAAAATGTGGAGAAAATCAATTTAGATGAGTTGTACGAGAAGAAAAAAGAACAGGACAAGAACAAGCTTTTCACATATAACAAAATATTAGCACGTATTCACGAAAAAATAAAGCTTACATCACGGCAAAAATGTCATCAGCAATTCTGTTGGTTCATCGTCCCTGAAATCATCCTGGGTGTTGCTAATTATGACCACGCTGGTTGTATAGCATATCTTGTAGATAAATTACAGGAAAATAAATTTATGGTGCGTTATACCCACCCTAATTTGCTTCTCATTTCGTGGCATCATTATGTTCCTAATTATGTCCGCACCGAATTCAAGAAAAAGACCGGAACTGCGATAGATGAATATGGACGGCCGATATTATATGACGCTGAAGGTAATGTCATAAAATACAATGATTCCACTGGATCGGGCGGTGGCGGTGGCGGTGGG